TGTAGGTTCAACTACAAATAATAGAGTATTTGTAAATGGTTCGATTCAATTATTAAGTAATAATGATGCTATTGTTATTGGTAGAGGTACTGCTACATTCTTATCTGATGAAGAATTAGGATTTGGTTGGGGTGGTGGCTGGTATATGGTTGACGGAACTTATTTAAGAGTAAGAGGTTCTAAAGTTCTTTATAATGATTACTATATACGTTCAGACCATTCATTTAGATTAAATAGTGAACGTTCTCTATGGGCTAACTATGGTTCGTGGAGTTCATACATTTCAAGAGTAGCTTATATATCATTTGACTGGAACGCTTCATATGATTCATATCAATTCCATGGATTAGCATCAACTGATTTAAATGGTTCATTTACTGATTCTGTATCATTGAACTCATTCAATGATATTACAATGAGATTGGATGCGAACAACAATAATGGTAGTTCGTATTTCAGAATGATGAATGATAGTGCTGGAAGTAATCAATTTGGATATTGGGGATTCAATGGTAGTAACTACGAATGGTACACAGCTGGTATAGCATACGCTGATTCTTCAATGAGAAGCCGTATATTCTACGATTATGATAATACTGCATTTTATATAGACCCTAACAATACTGATACATCATTTAGAATGGCAGGTAGTATTATTTCTACCGCATATATGAGAATTGGTATTGAGGATGGCGGTTATGACTGTTATATGCAAATCACCGATGAAAACCCATCAGTTGATGGATTTGGATATGGTGGAGAATTTTATTTTTATGGAGATAAAGCTGTAGCTTCATCCATTCTTTATATGGGTGGTATTGCAGCTAGTAGACAAGTACGTTCTGCTGACCAAATGCGTTCTCCTATTTATTATGATTATAACGATACTGGATATTATTTAGACCCAAATAGCACAACAAATATTCGCTATTTAAAAGTTAATACAACCGGTACAGCATCTTCAACCAGAGCATTAACAATTAAGCAAGATGGGTATGGTGAGTACAACTATGGTTCGTATCCTGGTGCTTGGACATCTGCATTACAAATCCAAAATAATGATAATACCAAAATGATTTGGATATCACCATTGGATTCTGGAAACCATGCTAGATTCCATGTAAATGGTACAAACTCTGGATTAATATTTAATGTTCAAGGTTCAATAAATGCAAGTGGTACAAACGCATTAGAAATTTATAGTTCTTATGTATATACTCCATTAACTTGGTACGCAGCATTTTGGTATGATTCAAATGATACTGGATATTATGTAAATCCAAATGGTACATCTCGTATTGGTGGTATTCAAATTGGTGGAGCATCAACTTCATCAAATGAAATTCGTTTTTATGGTGTAGCTGGTGATAACCCTGGTTCATATAATCATGGTGCGATTATTGAAAGATTGTGGAGAAATGGTGATGAATCTGAATTATTAATATTCAAAGGTAACGATCCTGATACATCAACTATACATGACCGTGTAAGAATTGCAGCTACTGGTAGAATTGTTTTTGATTCAACTGCCGGATATGGTAACGTTGATGATTATATTTCTGCAGCAGGTACTGGTAATATAGAAGGTGATGGATATTTCTATGGTTCTGAATTCCACGTACCAGGTTCAATATTTTCACCAATTTTTTATGATAGAAATAACTCTGCATATTTTGCAGACCCAGCAGGCCGTTCTAGATTATCATCAATAGATTATGGTAATGGCGGTTACTATTTTGCAGGTGGTGACTGGGGTTGGAGACATAATACTCCATCCGGTTGGATTCAATTTGGACCGGCAAATACAGGCCATGCTCACATTTATACTGACCGTTCAAACTTCTATTTCAACGTATATGACCTTTATGCAAATGGATATAGAGTAGCACTTTATAACTATTGGTATGGAAATATGTACTTAGGAAGTGGTGGTGATTTTTACGCAACTATTTTCTATGATACAAATAATACAGGATATTATTGTGACCCTGCTTCTACAAACAGATTAAACTTTGTAAACGCAAACAACATATACATCAACCCTGGTTATATGTTGTACTCCGATCCTGGTGGTTGGACTGGTGAATACTATAAGATTCAATGGCATAGTTCTCACTTATATCTACAAGCATATGCGAATGGTTATCATATTATGAGATATGGTTCTGATGGTTTAGAATCTCATCAGTTTGCTAGAGATGGAAACTATTGGAATAGATATATGGGTTGGATGAGTAACTACATCAACCAAAACGTAAGAACTGATGCTGGTCCTACATTCCAAGAGGTTTACACAAACGGATGGTTTAGAAATAATAACTCTGGACAAGGTTTATATAACCAAAACAGAGGAATGCACTGGTATTCTAATAACGGATATTGGAAATCAGCAGGTGGTGGATACGGATATGGTGGTATTGTAATGTACAATAACTACGAATCTGATTTAAGAGGATATGCTGGATATTGGGATGGTAGTGGATTTGGTATGTTGAATAGTTCTGGTAACTGGCAGATTCGTATTGAATATGGTAACGCTCATATGGAATTGTATCGTGTGACTTGGGCAAATGATATGAGAGCATACATTTTCTATGATAGAGATGATACTGGTTATTATATAGATGCAAACGGAACTTCACAATGGGTAGGTTTAACCGATAGAGGTAGAGGTAATATTGGATTAACTGGTAAATCGGATTATAGAAGACCACAAAGTTATACAGGTGATAGAAACTATTGGACAGGTACGCAAGGTTGGGGTACAACTGACTTTAACTGGATGATGGATTGGGGTTCTGGATTTAATGATTCTTGGGGTAACCCAGGTAATCAGCCTCCTGGTACTTCACATTGGGAAACTGTACAAGCGTTCCACTATTCTTGGACTTATGGTGGTGGATATGGATGGCAAATGACCGGTGGACCTGTTGATAGATTATGGTTCAGAAATATTTGGTCATCTCCATCTGGTTGGAAAGCAATGGTTGACTCAAACAATAGAGGTGAATATTGTATTCCTACTTATGACTACAACCACTATTCAAGAGTTTACTTTACTTACAATAGAGGATACTACGCAACACAAACCGATTCGGCAATGTTGCAACCATATTCAACTGGTAACAATGGTGCGTTCATGTCATTCCACAAAGGCGGTTACTACGCATTGAACTTAGGTTTGGATGGTGATAACGTTGTAAGATGGGGTGGTTGGTCTTCTAGATGGCAAAGATACTATTTGAATGATGATACTATTGGTACTCCATATGTAGTTCGTGCAAACTTCGATAACTATGGTGGTGGTGGTATGTGGGTATCGGATGATGGTGACTTAGCAGACGTAAACGATGGATACTTATCATTAAGAGCTTCTTATGGTTTAAGAATCTTCTCTGGTAATAGAGGTGGTGGTGCAAACATCAACTTGAGATATGATGGTGTGATTATTGCATCAAACAACATCATCGCTTATGGTTCACCTTCGGACAGAAGATTGAAAGATAATGTTAAGTACTATGAAAACGCATTGGAAAAAGTACTTAAACTTAGAGGTGTTGAATTTGATTGGAAAGAAGGTACGGATGAGTACGAAACTACAAATCTAAGACATGATATTGGTTTCATTGCTCAGGAAGTAGAAGATGTTGAACCAATGTTGGTAAGACCTGATGATGCTGGATATCTTGCAATAAGAGATAGAGCAATGCCAGCGTTATTAGTAAACGCTATGAAGGAGTTGAAAGCAGAATTGGATGAAGCTAAGGCTGAAATAAAAATGTTGAAAGAAAAATTAGGTTTGGGATAAAAACTATATATTTATATATATTAAAGTAAAATAACTATGGCAATTAAAATAGCAGCAGAAATAGGAACATCACAAGGTATAACTGATGAAGCTTATGTTAGAATTTATCGTTATGTGGTAGATAGAAACAAAGGTGCATTAGAATTATATGTGAATGTATTTAAAAATGAAGAAACTGCAAGATTATTGGAAACAAACATTTCTAATCGTATGGGTGCACCAATCCAAGATAGATTTCTTGCAAAAGTAGATGCAATTCCGCATTGGCATTCTATTCCAATGGTGGAAACTGTTAGTGAAGTTATAGATGGTAGAGTATATGAAAAGAAAGTACCAAATTTCACAGAATTACAAGGAGAAGATATATTTGCAAAAGCATATCCTTTATTAAAAGCAAAAATAGCAGCAGATTTAATTGAAAGAAATGTAATTCAAAGTGCAACTGTTTTAGAAGATTGTTAAAATAAAATAAAAATGATAAGTTTAGTACAAAACAAAAACGTATTTGGTAAAACTGTAAATGTTGTATTCACAAATATATTAAGATACGATATAGATTCAGATGAGTGTGTATTAAGATATGAACTTAGATACAGAGACCCAAATAGAGAATCAGTAGCAATACCAGATAATGTTATTGCAAACGGTGAATGGAAAGTACCTACTGATGTTCTTAATGCATGGAGTGGTAGTAACTTCCATCTAGCAGAGCAAATGTGTCAAGAATTTGATTTTAATGTAATAGAGCATCTAAATGGTTAATTCTAAAAATTAATATTTATAACTAAAATAGAAACAAAATGGCAATTACTTATACGTGGCAAATAAGAGCATTATCAAAAACAAATGGTAATAATTTAAATGATGTAATCATTGGTACAAGATGGGAATGTAAAGGAACAGATGATGTAGATAATATTACTGGAACTTTTGCAGGAGCAACACCTTTCAAATTAGATTCAGTTGACCCTGATAATTTTACCCCATATAATGAACTTACCGAAGAAGTTGTATTGGGATGGATTAAAAACACTGTAAGCGGTTCATCTAATACAGGATATTGGGACCATATCAGCGAAAGAATCCAAAAAGATATTAATAATAAGAGAGGAACTATAAGAAATGTAGATGAATTTGACCTACCTTGGTCAGCTACTTCTGGTTCTAATTCTGGTTCTTTACCAATATAACATCAAATTGAACTGAATTTAACTAATATCCAAAGCATGAATATTTGTTTTGGATATTTTCTTTATATTTATATGTGTATTTTTAGATGGAATACAAATTACAATAAAAACCTAATTGGAGAAATAAAATGGCAGAAAGAATCGTATCACCTGGCGTATTCACAAGAGAAAATGACCTTTCCTTCCTAGCGCAAGGAATTGGTGAAATTGGAGCAGCATTTATAGGACCTTTTAAACAAGGACCTGCATTTGTACCAACAATTGTGAGAACACAATCAGAATTCGAAGATATCTTCGGAACACCTGATGGAACTTATTATACTGAATATGCAGTACAAAACTATTTAAGAGAAGCTGGTTCAGCAACAATCGTAAGAGTTGCTGGAGTTGGTGGTTATACTCAAGTTAAACCTATGGGTATTTTCGCATCTTCTTCTAAATGGACTGAAGCAACTGGTAGAGCACAAACATTAATTGGTGTTTTATACAATACTAATTTAGGACAGCAAGAAGTTGGTTTCCCAGCTGCTAATATAATGCCTGTATTTGGTGCAGATGCAACTGGTAGTGGTGCATTTTTACTTTCTGGTTCAAACCTATTACAAAGTGGATATTCTATTTCCGCTTCAATTTATAATGCCGATACTAATGACCTTTCTGATGTATTTGGTTCTTCTCCAATTGTAACCTCAGCATCTACTTCAAAGAAAGCTTATTCATACATTTTCTTTGAAAACACAGGTTCAGCATACGCAAACAGCGCATCAGCATCTATATTTGTAAAAGAATTACCTGACCAAGAATATACTGGTGATGAAACAACTCCAGCTTATTCTGAAGCATATACTCCTTGGGTTAAATCTCAAAACATAAGTGGTGAAAGATATGACCTTTTCCGTATAGCAACTTTAGGACATGGTACAAACTATAATACTAAATTTAAAGTTGGTATTTCTAATGTTAAAGCAGCTGGTGAAGATGGAGCAACTGATTACGCAACATTTACTTTAACAATTCGTTCTTATTCTGATACTGATAAGAGAAAAGTTGTTTATGAAACATTCAACAACGTAAACTTAGACCCAGCATCAGTAAACTATATTGCTAGAAGAATTGGTGACAGATATATCACAATTGATTCAGATGGTAAAATAACTGAGCATGGTGATTATGTAAACATTTCTAAATACATTAGAGTTGAAGTAGCTGAAGCTGGAGCATTCCCTGTATCAGCAGCACCATTTGGACACGCTGCATACTTTAATCCAATTAAAGTTGCAACTGCAGATGAATCTAAAGTTCCTGCAGTAGTATTCCAAACTGGTTCAGCAAACAATACATCTTCATCTCCAATTTATTATAGTGGATTTGATTTTGAAACAACTGGTGTTTCTACTGATAACAAACAATACTTAAAGCCACTTCCAAACGGAGTAGCAACTGGTAATAATAAAGTATTCGCTTTTGATAATAGTGCTTTAGGACTTTCATTCGAAATGACTGGCTCTACTTCATCTGATATGGCTAAGAGACAATTTATATTAGCATTCCAAAATGGTTTTGATGGTATGAACCCAACTATGAAAGCAGCTAAAGCTGGTGATAGTGAGTGGGGAGCAGCAAATCAGCAAGGATTTAATTGCGCAACTTCAACATCATCTGGTTCACTTTCATACTTTAGAGCAATTAACGCTGTATCTAATCCTGATGAGTGGGATATTAATATGGTTGTAACACCTGGTATTGTAAGAAGCCTTCACCCAGCAGTAACTCAAAAAGTTATTGATATGGTAGAAGATAGACAAGATGCATTCTACATCGCTGATTTCAACGATTATGATGATACAATTACTGAAGCAACTACACAAGCAAACGCAGTTGATTCAAACTATGTAGCAACTTACTATCCTTGGATTAAGACTATTGATGTGAATACAAACAAATTAATGTCTGTACCACCATCAGTATTACTTCCTGGTGTTTACGCTCAAAACGATAGATTAGCAGCAGAATGGTTCGCACCTGCTGGTTTGAATAGAGGTGGTATCACTGGAGCAGTTAGTGTATTGAATAGATTAACACACTCTGAAAGAGATACTCTTTATGAGAACAAAGTAAACCCAATCGCAGCATTCCCTGGACAAGGTATTGTAGCATTCGGACAGAAGACATTGCAAGATAAAGCATCTGCTTTAGATAGAATCAATGTAAGAAGATTACTTATCACTGTTAAAAAATACATCGCATCTACATCTCGTTACTTAGTATTCGAACAAAATACTTCTGTGACTAGAGGAAGATTCTTGAATACTGTAAACCCTTATTTAGAGGCAATTCAACAAAGACAAGGTTTATACGCATTTAGAGTTGTAATGGATGAAACAAACAATACACCTGATGTAATTGATAGAAACATATTAGCAGGACAAATTTTCTTACAACCGGCTAAGACAGCTGAATTCATCGTAATTGATTTCAACATCTTACCAACTGGAGCAAGTTTCTCAGCATAATATGAAAAGAAACAAAGTAGATATTTATTAATATAAAATAAAAGGACAAGAAAATGGCAGAAATATTAGAGTTTAATCAGATGTTCTATACGAACTTTGAACCTAAGATGAAAAATAGATATGTGATGGAGTTCAACGAAGTTGGATTACCGGCATATCTTGTAAAAGCAGCTAACAGACCTACTATTCAATTTGAAGTAGTAACTTTAGACCATATTAACGTAAAAAGAAAATTGAAAGGTAAAGGTGAGTGGCAAGACATCACTATTACTCTTTATGACCCAATTGTTCCTTCAGCAGCTCAGGGTGTTATGGAATGGGTTCGTTTATCACATGAATCTATTACTGGTAGAGATGGATACGCAGAGTTCTATAAAAAAGATATTGATTTCTATATGTTAGGACCTGTTGGTGATAAAATTGAGCAGTGGAAAATTAAGGGTGCATTCATCAACCAAGCTAACTTCGGTGATGTTGCATTTGATTCTAACGAACCTGCAACAATTGAATTAACACTTTCTTACGATTACGCAATTCTTGAATTCTAATCAAAATAAAGATAAAAATAAAGGGATACTCAAAAGGTATCCCTTTTTTATTTCCAAATTTTTTAAAGTAATGTATTTATATATACAAAAATAAACATAAAGTTATGCAAGAAAAACAATATGATTTTCCAACGGAAGTATTAGACCTTCCATCAAAGGGGTTAGTTTACCCAAAAGACCACCCATTAGCATCTGGTCAAATTACAATTAAACATATGACTGCAAAGGAAGAAGATATTCTTTCAAATCAAAATCTTATTAAAAAGGGTATTGTTTTGGATAAATTATTTGAATCAATTGTAGTTGATGATATTAATGTAAATGATATTATTATTGGTGATAAAAACGCTATTGTATTGGCAACTAGATTGTTAGGATATGGAACTGAATACAAAATGGCATTTTATTCTTCTTTAACAAATGATACCAAAGAAGTAACTATTGATTTATCTAAAGTAAAAACTAAAGAAATAGATTTTACAAAATTTAAAAATAAAAATGAATTTGAATACACTTTACCATCAAGCGGTAAAAAAATAACTTTCAAATTATTAACCCATGCTGATGAAATTTCAATAGAAAAGGATATAGAAGCTCTTAAAAAATTGAATAAAGATGTATCAGCGGATATTACAACTCGTTTAAGATATATGATTAAATCTGTAGATAGTGATAATAGTATATCGGCAATAAGTAAATTTATAAATGGAATGTTGGCTAAAGATAGTAGAGCATTTAGAGATTATGTTAAATCTATATCTCCTGATATGGATATGAAATATGAATATGAACATGAAACGGGCGAAAAGGAGGTCGTACCAATTACATTAGGAGTTGGGTTTTTTTGGCCTAGCTAAAGACCATAGCTTTCAAGTTCATACTCAAATTTTTGATATGATAAATTATGGAAATGGATTCATTTGGTCTGATGTTTATCATATGCCAACTTATTTGAGAAATTTCTATTATAACAAATTGGTAGAATCTAAAAAAAGAGAAGCAGAGCAAGTTAAAGAAGCAAATTCTAAAAAATCACCAAAAGTTAGGATACGATAAGAAATCCTAACTTTTTGTTTTAATGGATATTTATACCATATAAAGTATGCCAACATGAAAAAATATAAGATATCAAAACATAACTTAAAAGAATTTTTTGGATTTATTGGTAAGAAAAAAACACCAGCTGAAATTCAAAAGGTGATTGATAATGACCCAATACTCCAAAAACTACAAAGAGATGCTAAAGCTATTAATGATAAGGGTATTGACTATGCCGAAAAACTTAAAAAAAGAAATCCTCAATTATATAAATGGGTTAAAGATAATTTAACTGTAAAAGATTAATTAAATGGCAGAAAATCTTAACGAAAAACAGAAAAGGGATTTACTTAGAGATATTGAACAAATTCAGAATAGAATTACTGAACAAAATAAGGCTGCCGCAACCGCAACTGGTAGAGAGTTAAGAGATTTGGAAAGTAGAATTAATAATGAAAAAATTGCTCTTAGATTAATGGAAGAGCAATTGGATACATTACAAGAAATATTAGATGAGCAAGAAAAAATAAATGAACAAGAAGAAGAAAGATTACAAAGACAATCCGATTTTAATGATTTGCAAGAAGAATTTGCAAGTTCATTTTCTAAATTATCAAAAGATACTCAAAAAATTTTAAATGATTCTAATAGCGGACAAAGTGCATTTCAAAATATATCAGCTAGAATTTTAGAATTAAAACAAGAGCAGGTAAATGCATCTGGAGAAGATAGAAAAATATTAGACCAAAGAATTCAACAATTAAGTGTTATACGAGAGCAAGAAATTGAAGCTGCAAAATCTGCTGTTGAATCAAAAAATAATTTATTTGGTATTAGTGAAGCTGAAAAGAGAAGAATTGAATTTCAAACATCAATAGTTGGATTAACTGATGAAGATAAACAATTAGCCGAACAAACATTTCAATACAAAGAAAATTTATTAGCACAGCAAGAGAGATACAATCAATTACAAGAAGCAGGTTCGGATATAATGGGAAAATTACCATCAGGAATTCAAAGTGTAATTGGTGGTATTAAAAATATGATAATGGGAATCCGTGCTTTTGGAGTTCAAGCTGCAATAGCAACTGCTGGATTAACATTAGTGATTGGTGCAATTGTTGCTGGTGTTGACTACTTTATGGATTTGAATAAGGCCGGTGAAGATTTTAGAAAAGAAACTGGTGTTACAAATTCTATGATGAGTGATATGGAATCTAAAGCCAGCGAAATTAATAAACAATTTGCTGGGTATGGTGTTTCCATAGAAGATGCATATAATACGATGGCTGCTTTGAGAGATAATGTTGCGGAAGTTGCAAATTATTCACAAGCAGCGGTTGCAGGACTTACTTTAATGACAACAAATTTTGGAGTAAGTGCCGAAGAAGCTGCAAAGGTGCAAGGTGTATTAGAAAATGTAGGGGGATTATCGGAAGATACTGCTGTTAATGTTCAAATGCAAGTTGCTAATATGTCAAAATTAGCTGGAGTTGCTCCTAAAAAAGTATTAAAAGATATTGCAGAAAACGCTGAAGCAACTTCTACTTTTTTTAAAGGTGATATTAGTTTATTAGCAAAGCAAGCTGTTGAGGCTAGACGATTGGGTACTAATTTAAAAGATGTAACAAAAACTGCGGAAAGATTATTAGATTTTGAGGGAAGTATTGAAGATGAATTGGTAGCAGCAACATTTGTTGGCGGACAATTTAATTTGAGTAGAGCTAGAGCATTAGCAATGGAAGGTAAATTAGTAGATGCTCAAAAAGAAACATTAGCTCAAATTCAAAGAAGTGGTGATTTTAGAAAACAAGATTATTTTACACAACAACAATTAGCTAAAGCAGCTGGTATGAGTGTAGAAGAAATAAATAAACAATTAAGTACACAAGAAAAACTTTCAAAATTAAGTGAAGCTGATAAAAAGAGAGCAGAAGATGCAATTAATGCTGGTTTGGATATTACTAATATTGGTGATGAGCAATTAATGCAAGAAGTGGAAAAAGCGGCAGCACAAAAAGAAATGGCATCAACTATATCAGATATTGAAAATACTTTTAAAGGTATATTAGCATCAGTTGGTGGTGCATTACTTCCATTATTCCAAATACTTGGACCAATGTTAAAAATTAGTTTCTTTCCATTAAAAATAGCAGCACAAGCAATTGGATTTATTATTGATGGTATAATGTGGTTACTTAAAAAAATTCCATTTGTAAATACATTAGTAGAAGGTTTTGGAAAAGTAATGGATTTCAATATACCAACAGTTGGTAGTATTGGTGGTGGACTACCTAGTGCAACTGAAGCTGGTGATGTTGTATCGCCGGCTAGTGGACAAACTATGATTTCAACAAAAGAAGGTGGCTTATTAAAATTATCTCCAAATGATGATGTTATAGCGGCACCTGGTGCAGCGAATTCAATAGGTAGTACAAACTTAGCAGTGTTATCTGCGCCATTAAACGCAATGATTAGTGAAATAAAAGCATTAAGAGCAGATTTGGCAGCTGGTAAAATAGCAGTTAATATGGATGGTGTAAAGGTTTCGTCTGGAATAGGTAAAGTAGTTGATGGTTCTACTAGAAACAATTTTGCTATGGCTCAAGCATAAAATAATTAAAAATGCCAACATTAGAAGAATTATTTAAAACTAAAAAATTAGACGGGAATCAAACCGCAGAACAAAAATACGATATTAGGAATAGTAAAGATATTCCTTTAGGCGGTTTTATTATTGATAAACTACGTCGAAGTGGTTTGGCTAATAGAACTAAAGAAACTTTAATTGAAGAAGAATTAATTGGTTTAAGAGCAATAAGAGGATTACGTTCACCAATAATATATGGTACTGATATTTTAAGATTAAAAGAAAAATCAACTCCTGTTTTGAATGATATGATAAGTGATACAAGAAATGGAGCTGGTGTTGAAGTTAATGGTGGACTTGTTGGTGGTATATTAAATAATGTAACAGGTGGTAAAATAAAAAGTTTACAAGATGTTAAGCAAAAAGCAAAAAATGTTGTAAAGCAAGTATCAAAATCATTAGGAATTGATTTTCCTGAATTAAAAATACCATCACGAATTATATTAGATAATGATTTTAAAAATAAACAACCAAGTGAAACTAATGAAGTTTTATTAAAAATAAAGAAGCAAGGCCAAGGAAATCTGCCAGGCCAATTATTATCATCTGCATTTAAAAGTAAAACACCAAACCAAATAGGACAAAATATAAAAGGTGAGGCAATAAAATTAGGAAAAAAGAAACTAAAAAACTTTTTATTTGGAAGTGAAGAATTTGAATTAGGTAGTATAGGTATTCAGAAAAACATAGGTATAGGAAGAAACCGACCTACAAACCCTGATTCATTAACTGTTTATGGAAAAGATGATGATGTAAAGGCAAGTAATTTAATAAATGGTATATTACCAAAATATTCAAAAACTTTATTACCATCCGATGATGATATTAAAAGAAAAAATGATTTATCGTATGTATTACAATCTAGATATAATGATTTGGTTTCACTAAATACAGCCACTCTAACAACATCTACTGAATTTATTAGTATTGGGGGTGTTGAACAAATTAAATATTCCGAAACAGATGGTGTACCAAACGGAGCTGGATATCGTAAAGAAAAAAATGTTGAAGTATTAAGAGGAATGAAAAATGGTTCTGATTTTTTAAATAGTTTAGAACCTTATTCAGCACCAAACGGAGAACCTCAAAAAGATGGTGCTGATAAACTTTACGAAGATTATGATTTTGTTCCTTTAAGATTTTACTCAATTGCCAAAGAAAAGGCTGTTAATTTTAGAGCAACAATAACTGGATTGAGTGAAAGTTTTGCACCCGAATGGGAAAGTAATAAAACTTTAGGAAATCCTTTTAGTTATTATACATATGGTGGAGTATCAAGAAGTGTAACTTTTAATTTTAAAATATTTTCTTTAAATGCAAAAGAACACAAATCTGCTTGGGAAAAAATAAATTTCTTAACGGGTTTAGTATATCCTGCGAATGGATTGGGTATAAGCGGACAATTATTTACAACCCCACCATTTTTAAAAATTACATTAGGGGATTTATATAAAAATTCAGAAGGATTTATAGATTCATTAACTTATAATATTGATGATAATACACCTTGGGAAATTGGATTTGATTTATCTGATGAGGATGTTGGTAATTATAAATTACCTAGAATAATAAGTGTTGATATGACATTTAAATTTGTTGAAACTATGGGAGAATCTTATAGAGAAGAAGAAGGTAAATTTATAGCAAATAGATTTTATTCATTTGGTGGTGTTTCAAAAGAACAAAAAACTAAAACACAAATTAGTACCGGAGCTAATACTGATGGTAGTAAAAAAGATATCAAATCAATAAATGTTGCAAAAGATAATAAATCAGGCATACAAAGTGATATTAAAAAAGTAAAAGAAAATGCACTTAAAAATGTAAAAAATTTAAGTGAAAAACTTAGAAAATAATATATGATTAGTAGATATCAAAATAACGAAACAAAAAATACTTCCGATGGTAGAACTGTCTACAAATCTGTAATTTATCCAAATATAGAATTGAGAGATACGGATATTTATGTAGCAACTGAATTGGGTGATAGATTAGATACATTAGCTCATCAATTTTATGGTGATTCATCTCTTTGGTGGATTATAGCATCTGCAAATAATATTCATGATGCACCTTTATCTTTAGTGGAAGGAACTATATTAAGAATTCCTGAAGCTTATATTGATATAATAAGAAAATTTAAAAATATTGATTTTTAATGTGGCCGCAGCTTACAAACATAGAACCAAATATAGTAGCAACAATAAAATCAAGAAAGGATACAAAAGTTGCTTCAAAATTAAATCCTTGGGTTAGAATAATATCAGGTGCCATTGTTGGTGGCGTTCAAGGTTTGGTTGTACAATCTATAAATGATTTTAAATTATTTACCGCAACAGGTGAAAATAAAGCTTCAATCTATGGTAATAAAGATACATCTGGAGCATTAGGATATGATTTAGAAAAGAAAAATGCTATTGGTTCAATGGGGGTGCAGAGAGGATTTAGACCTTCACCAATTATAACATCTTTAACTTGTAAAGAAGGTAAAGACCAAATATCAAGAGAATTAGAAATTGGTATAAAATGTTTTACTAAAGACCAAATGGAAACCCTACAGTCTTTTTTACAAGAGCCTGGTTATAATCTTTGTGTAGAGTGGGGATGGAACACAGCAGATGCTCTTTCTGAAAGTATCAATACGCAAGAAAATATAGATACAATTTTAAATAAGATAGCTGATAGATGTTTGAATCAAGATAATATTCATAAAGCTAGAAAAAGTTCAAATGGGCAATATGATATTTTTTTGGGATTTGTAGTTGGTGGAAATGTTAGTTCGGATGGAGAAGCTTTTAATATGACAGTTAAATGTAAAGGTGCGCCCGGATTACCTACATTTTTACAAACACATAAAAAAACACAAGAGTTAGATGATAAAAAGAAAATAGTACAAAAGCCAACAATAAATCCATTTCCTGTATCCGAAACAACTGATAATAGTGCAAACACAACAGATATTATTAGAAAAAGAAGATTTAAAAAAATGTTTAATGATTTACCAACGGAAAAGCAAATTAAAGAAATTCAAGAAATGGTTAATACGAATGATTACACTCAATTTGATTTTATAAATTTTGATGAAGTAATCAATGAAGCATTATCTTCTGTTGAAAGTGATGGTAGTTGGGATTTTTTAAACTGGTTTGGTAAAAAAGATATAAAAGTAGGTACAGCAACGCTTAAAAAAGAAGCATTGTTTCCGGAAGAATATAGATGGATTAGTATGGATTTAGCTGCAAAAATTCTTAATAAAAACGGAATTTTAGAAGCATATAAAATAAGAAAAAAGGAAATAAAAGTAATGATTGATATTTCCGAATCTGTAATTGGTGGATTTCCATATATGTTCTCAATAAAACCTGATAAATTACTTATACCAGGAACATTACCACCATTTTATACATATTTTTTAAGTACTGTAGAAGTAAATCAAGAAGCAAACGGGGTTATAAATGGAAACTCACCAATTGATTATTCTTTGGGAAATAGTGCTGGTGATATTAAATTTCCAAGAAGTGAAACATTGGATAAATACGGATTCCACGAAGAAGCAAATTATTGGGGATATCTTAAAGACCTATATATTAATTTTGAAGCTTTTAAATCAAAATTAAATCAATCAAATAAAAATATTAGAGAAGTTTTTTTAGATATATTAAACGAACTTTCATCTGGAGCAAATTCATTTTGGAATTTTCAAATAGTAGAAAAGAAAAAAGATAATGGTGATATTATTTTAACTGTTATTGATGAGAATTGGGTTGGTAAAAACAAAAACGAAGAACCGCCTGTAAAATTTACACATAGTGGTATTGATTCGGCATTTATATCAGCTGATTTAGATATTAGTATTCCAGCGGATATGACAAATGCTGTTGTAGCTAGAAGATTATCTTTAGCAACAAATCCAGAATCACCGGTAACAAATCCTGGTGAATTATTTAGAGCTGAATTGGATTTATTTATGGATAAAGTTACTTTAGAAGGTGCGGGACAACAACCTAAAGAACCAGACCCACCAGTAGAAACGGAATCAGAAAAGCAAACTAAAATATATGAAACTAAACAGCAAGAGTTAGATGCTATTGAGAAAAGAATGGATGAAATAAAAACTCGTAATAGAGAAATTAATATAGAATTTAATAAAACTCATAATTACGCTGAACAACAAGAAAAAATAAGAGCAGGCGGTACTGCTGAACAAAAAGAATTAGATGCAGAATATACAAATCTTCAAAAACAAAGAAATGATGCAACTGTTGCGAGAAATGATGCAAGAAAAGCCGCAGATGCTGCTGTTAAAAAAGAAGAAGAAGATAAAAAGGCAGCACAACAAGCAAAATTAACAGCAAACTTTGATAAAATTGTTATTGTAGCAAATCCATATTATGGAAGAATGGAAGGTTTAAAAATTTCTAATGTAACAGATAAATCAGCATTTCAAAATTATTTAAGAATTTTTACATTACAAGATGGAAATTATTTTGATAGATTAAAAAATGATGCATTCTCTCCACAAGAAACAGGAAAAAATAAAAGATTATCTCAACCATTACCTATAAAATATACATTTACAACTATGGGTATTACTGGAATTCGTAGAGGTGATATGTTTAATGTACTTGGTATTCCTGAAAAATATGCAAACCATGGTATGTTTCAAGTTACACAAGTTGAGCAAGAATTAAATGGTATGGAATGGAAAACTACAGTTACTGGTGAATATAGACAATTTAATTCATAATATATGCCAATCTATAATTACCAATACAAAAAAGTAGCAACTACGCAAATACAAACAGATACCGAAATAATTTCGTATTCACCTATGTTAGATGAAACGGATTATAAAAACGGATATTTTATTAGATATTTTGCTCAAAAAACAAATGATAAAATGGGATATATTTACGAAGTTGATTCTACAACTTATACAAAATTGATAGAAAACCCATTCTATACAACTGCAACCATAAGATGGAAAATAACAGGTACTAACCAAGAAATTTCAGAGGCTAATTCAAAATCAGTTTCTTTAGTATCAAAAACAATACCCTTATTACCAAAACGATTGGGTAATTTATTGCAATTTAAGCAATAATAAAATTTGGAATTACCATAATTTTTTCGTATATTTACATAATTATTATATGGGGATGCCTTGGAATTGATTACGATGAGAGGCGTAGTATCACACGTAGTGGGATGGTTCTCAAACCACTTTAATAACGGAATCAACAAATAAACGCAGAAGAATTATCTTCTTGGACCTTCGATGACTTAATGGCATTCGTAGGTGCTGATTACGCTGTAGCAGCCTAATCCCTTCCGCATCACTCGTGGAATTTAAAAAGAAGTGAACACTAAGTTTACTGAAACTATAAATCAGTTGGTGGTAGCGCTGTTCTAACCAAACGGCCCCAATTATTTTGGAAGGTGAATAAGATTAAACTTTATCCTAAACGTGTGAGACGTTGATATTATGGTTACTTCGTAAGACAGGGGTTCGAGTCCCCTCATCTCCACCAAAATCCCGAACTATTATTTGGTAGTTTGGGATTTTTTTTGTATATTTGTGTATATGATTATTGTTGAGTCTATTGGTGAATTGAACGAATTAAAAGGAAAGCTAGAAACGGAAGTATCGGTTTGGTATCCCCTTTGGGTGGATAACGATAAGCATCCGCAAAACACTCCTATATCGTTTATATTCATACGAACCCTAACGGACAAGTACATAGTACCACAACAACACACAGACGCTCTATCACTCTCTAATGAGCAAATAGAAGGGTTGTTGAATACTGCCGGAGAAAAGTGGGTTTTTCAAAAGAAAAAGCTACTACAATCTTTTGTTACAATTAGGGAAGGATTGAATGATGTTGACACCGCTTACTTCTTAAAGCATGGTGAAACAATAGACTATCAACAACCTATTCAACACTTAGTAGCTCCTTTACTACACAAAGGTTACAAAGAAGACATCATTCAATCTATTCCCATTCTTAAACTTGCGGAAGCAGTAGAACCCGAATTAAGAAAAACTTATA